AATGCTATCTGAAATTTCTTCTGCAGAAGATCCAGTTAGAATATTATCCATTAATTCTGATGAGTCCATATATAATTTCAAAATTATACACTATTTATATTTCTGCTGCTTTGGAATTTATTGAAGTTGATTTGTTTGCATTAATATCAGGTTCTTTTGGAACCGCTCCCATAGGTTCATTCCCTGCTGCCATGGGATCTAAAGGCATACCATCTGGACCTAAAGGAGGCATTAATTTTGGATCTGGATATATTCCATCTTTAATTTCTTTTTTCATCAACTTATCTTCATCCACTATTTCTTGATCAGTCTGTCGTAAAATCTTACGTCTTACATAATCTTGAGAATAATATCTTCCAATGTATGGTTCTATTGCAACCATTAAATTTAATCTTTCATTCATCAATTCAGTTTCTTTGAGTTCAGCAAAATGTCCATCATAAAGGTAGTCATACTGAATATGATCACTCATTTTTTCCCAATCTTCTGGGGTTACAATATTTTTAAGGATTAGTTGAGTTTTTAGAAGATCATGAAAAACATTACTAAATCTTTTTCTCAATCTTCCTACAAATTTTCCAAACATCAATTCATCTCTGAGAATTTCTGAAGATCTTCCTAGATTAAATCCTCCATCAGATGCTGTTCTAGATTCTGGAACATTTAATGCCCTAAACAGTTTTTTCTGGAAGTATTGGACATCAGTAAGTTCTCCAAGATTTTGTCCTCCAGGAAGAGTAGTAATTTCAGTTCCTCTCCCACCTTCACGACGAGGGAGCCAAAAATCCTCCATCATACTCATGAACTTTTTATCATCTCTAATTTCACCAGTTGAGGCATCATAAACTAATTTATTTCTATACCTCATCATGACATCACGTAGGTATTGCTCTGCCTTAACTTTAGGAAGATTGCCAACATCAATATAAAATATTCTTCTTTCTGGAGCACGTGATAATCTATAAATGACCAAAGAATCTTCAATCATTCTAAGTTGATTTAATGCCTTAATTGCTTTATGCAAATAAGAAAGAGTTAATTGTCTATTTCTATCTACTAATCCTGAAGTTACATATGTAATAGAGTCTTTTGCAATTGGAACTCCCCTATTAGTTGAACCAACTTTTTGTATTTGTCCTTGAGGATAATAGATAAAATATTCATCAATTATAGGATCCTTAAATGATTGTTGTTTATTTGGATCCAAATTGTTAATAACATTTGCTCCTAAATTTACATTACTACCATCACTCTTTCTTTCTTTTCTAATGAATCTAGTTTTGAGTGCATCAATATATCTAATTTCTTGCAATCCTTCAGTAGGTTTTTTTGTATCAATTACTTTATGATAAATTATTCTTCCATCAATATACCAATTTTTAAAAATTTCATGAGCCTTTTTGTCGAATCCTAAAAGATCTTTTATATATTTAAATTCATCTCTTATTATTTTTTTTAATCCATCACTAGCATTTAAATTGCTCAATTCTATCTCTACAGGAGAATCGTTTAAATCACTAACTATAGCTTCATTTACTACATTTTCAATAGCAGAATCGCACTCTGGATGGAGTGCCATTTCTCTATATCTTTTTACTAAATCATATTCATTTCTGTAGACACCTTCAATGTCTACATATTGACCATAAAATCCACTAGTTAAATAATAATCAACCCCGTCCTCATTGTTTTGAGGAACGGGGGATACTGTATTGGGTGATAATTTACTTTCGTCTTCTATTGAAAATCCAAAAAGTCTTGCCATAGTGTAATTAATAGTTTAGTTATTATCTATTTATCAGACAATATCAGGGGTATTGTTTTCATCATAAGCTTCCCACCACTGAACTTGTAAATCTACAGTAAATTCTTCAATTTCATTTTCATTATTATATGATAAGTCAATTTGAGATACATTGGTTGGGAAAACACCATGTACAATATATTTTCTCAGTACTTGAATTTCATTACCATTTAATACATTTGGAGAAACTCCAGGTGCTCTTGATAACTGGGCAACATTCATATCTGCCATGTATTCTGATGGATTTATTGTTCCTGATCCATCTGAAACTTTGATGATATAATTCATCCATCTTTCAAACAGTTTTCTCCATTTGAAGTCTGTATCATTAATGACTGTAATTGTCCAGATGTCAAAAGTTCTATCACCAGCAATTTTAAGAGTTCTTCCTCTAAATGGAACTGGGATTTCAGTGATTGTTGAAGCTGGCAATCCAGCAGATTTGATTAGCATCAAATCATCAGATGAATATTGATCTAATCCAAGATTAGAAAATACTGTGGCATTTCCAGTTGTTGTAGTTGGGGTTCCATTTATTTGTGAACCAAAACTAACTTCAAAGAGGTTGCTTCTTGCCCCCCCACCTTTCATCTGGGTTTTAAATTTATCAATAGTTCTATCTGAAAAATTAGGCATTGGTTTTTCTCCTGTTTAAATTAAACTGTACCAACTATTGATTGGAAAGATACCCCAGTTCTAGTGGCAACAAATGTAAGTCCAATAAAGTTAATAGAACGTGCTGGTTTTACATATATATCAGCAATAAACTCATTTCTATCAATAACATCAGGGGTATTATTAGTTTCATCACAAACAAGAAGGAAATCAGTTATTCCTCTCTTGGATTGAACATCTCTTAAATATGGTTCAACAATATTAATGAAGTTTGCTCTAGTTGATGGATCATTGAATTCAAATAATTGTGAATCTGCAGCACCCTTAATAGCTTGTTCAATTGTTATGAACAATCTTCTGACATTAATTCTATCAAAAGCTGATTGATATGAAAGTGCAGTTTTATCTCCAAATAGAACTATTCCAGATCCTGGTGATGAAATAATTGGGTTTATTCTCTGAGAATAAAGTTTATCCCTATCATCCTGATTTGGATTATATGCTAGTTTAATAGGGAATTTTAAAGTTCCTCTAGTTTTTCCTGCTGGAGAATACCAAGGGAATTGATTAATATCAGTTCTTACACACAATCCAGCAACATCTGCTGAACATGGAATGTATATAAATTGTTGATTAAACCTATCATAAACATATTGATAACCAGTATCAAATACTGCATAAGATGATGATGTCAGAGGACTAAAGAAGGAAAGCACATTATTTAATTGTGTGGCTGAACTGGAGACATTGACAACAGCATCTCTGTATGGTGAAATAAATGCTACACAATCCTTTCTAGAATCTGCTATTTGAATTAATTTATTTGCCTTTGCTTGTTCAATTTCCTTTCCTAAAGATGCACTTCCCTGAAGAATAAAGTTTAAAGGAACTTCAGTTTCATTTGAAAACTTATCATAGGATGTAGAAAGATCACTTAATGATACTGAATAACCTCCAATATTTGATGCTCCACTATAATCTTTTCCTCCACTTAAAGTGAAAGATTTATTTCCAATTGAATTGAAGGATGTTTCTTTAGATTCAATTCCCCAAAGACCTAAAGATTCAGACTGTGGAGTAGTTCCTGAAGAAAATTTAGATGCAACAGGATCAATATTCCAATATGAATCTGTAGTATCACCTAATGACTTTCCTGCATAAATGTATTGAGAATTATTTGCAATATAATCCTTGTAGTAAACTTTTTGAGTTGGTGAAATTTGAGTATCTGATGCTTTTGATAAATTAGTGAATTTTTCAAGAAGTGTTTCTGAAGTTCCAGAAACATTATCAGATCTTTTACTATCAATGACTACAACATGCAGAGAGTCATTATTTCCCCCTCTATCTTTGACATATTGATTTGTTCTTGGTCTTGGTGCAATACTTCTCCAAAGAAGATTTGAACTATCATTATTTGAAGTGCTCAAGACATATTGTGTATTGTACCAATCAGATGCCTGGAAATTTTGAAATGAAGATGATTGGAATGTTGCAACAACTGTCAATACTTCATTGGTAGTTGTATCAACCAAATAATCTCCTGAAGAAACATTTCCTAATGCTGATATTGTTAGTGTTGTGGCAGTTGAAGATGCAGTTCCTACAACAGTTGCTCCAGCAGAAACCACACTTAAAACTTTTACAATACTTCCATCTGCGTGAGATGTGGCAGTAGTTCCATAACTAGCTCTGACTACCCCAAGATTATTAGAAACACCAACTGAAGTTACTTGAATAATTTCACTGTCAATCAAAATGTAATTTGATGTAGTAATTCCAGATGTATTGGATAAAAATACAGTAGTGTCTACGTCTGATAATGTAGAACCACCTGCATTATCAAGTAAAACTTGAGATGTTGTATCAAGTAAAGTCAATGTGCTTGATGCAGTAACTATTCCTGCAGGGAAAGTTCCAAGACCAGCTCTTGTTACAGAAACAACTACATTTGAAGAGAATGGTGTAGTTCCATTAAAGAAAAGACCTACATTAGGTTTAAATTCATAAGTTCCATTCTCTGTATATTCTCTAGAAGTTTCAGTTCCTCCAGAACTTACAGTGCTTACAACTTTTACATATACCTCTGAATTTCCAATTCCAGAAACAATTCCTTTCAAATAACCATCTGCACTTGATGTTTGTCCTATTCCTGGAACTACTCCAGATAATGGTTGGGTTACTGCATAACCTACTTGAATTGAACTAGTAGATATTCCACTAATTGTTTGATCTGCAAAATTATCAATTACACAGACTTTAATACCATCTCCCCAATAACCAGGATTTTTTGCTGCCCAATAAAAATTAGTTGCTGATGAATGATTAGCATCATAATCTTCAAAGTTTTCTATTAACAAAGAAGTAACTGTACCAAATCCAACTCCAGCATTTGAATTATTTAAATTTGGACCAGAACATCTTACAACCTTTAAGTTTCCACCATAAGATAGAAAATTTGATGCTGAATACCAATATTCATAATGGTAATCATTTTTTGATGGTCTTCCAAAAATAGAAACTAGTTCATTTTCATTTGAAATAGTTATTACTTCATTTACTGGACCTTTTTCAAAAGGTGCAGCAATAGCAGCAGATAATGATGTAGTATTGTTTATACCACCTCTTGTTAAATCTACCTCTCTTACTTTAATCCCTGGAGATGCTAAGCTTAAAGCCATTTTAACTCCTCTAAAAAATACTTCATTTTTGCTCTAAAAGTATTTATAAATTTAACTTTTTTATCTATAATCCCACATAAATGATCTATCCCCATATTCATCAGAAAACCAAACATCACCTTCAGTATCAACCTCTCCCATTAAAGAATCTAACCCATCCGAAATAAATCCAAAAGGTGCCATATCTTGTTCTATCTGATCTTTTTGATCTTCATATAATCTTTTTCTAACATCTTGATCTGTCAATTCTTTAAAGTAATCCTGAGCTACTAACCAAGCATAAATTACTAGACACATTGCCAAGTCATCATTACACCCTTCTTCAGCTTCAAAAGAATTGTGTTTTTGGATAAATGTAGTCAATTCACTTATGATTTGATAATCATTGAATAGCAATTTATCTTCTTCTATCATTGTCTTTAGATTCAAACAACCAACTTTCTTTACTGTTTTTGACATCTTTAGACCAAGTTGTGTTTTCTTTCCAGAAAACCCTTGTCCAACAATTTGACCAGCTCTCCCTCGCATTGAGCACATAAGAAGATTTTGATATTCAAGATCATATTGTATAATTGCTGCTACCTGATCACCAACATCATTAACCTCACAAAGTATGAATGCATTATTATAAGCTTTAGCTACCTCATATATGATACTAGGAAATAGCATTGGTTTTATTTCATTATTTCTATACTTTGCCACAATTCGATGTGGAAAAGACGTTATATCGAATACTATAAACGCGGAATAGTCATTACCAACGCCTCTTGCAACATCAACAGTAATTACATAGTCTCTATCATCAATAGATTCTTGATATACATCCAATCCTTTATTTGATTTTATAGGATTATCATAAACTAAACTTTTAAGTTTACTTGGTGCAATTAATGTGTCTACTGATCCTAAAAATTCACATTCAAATTCTATTTTAAATTGCTGTTCTGATGTGTTTGATATAGTTTGCTTTTTCCAATTTTCATCTCTCCCAGGAACTTCTGTCCAATGAACTTCTGTGGGAACATATTCATTTTTACCCCTCTCAGCATCATGCCAAAGACGATAAAAATGATTCATCCCATGAGGAGTTGATACAATAATAACTTTAGTAGATTGACCAGATGAAATGGTAGGATATACTGATGCAAAAAAGTCATCAGCAAGATGATTTTGAACAAATGCAAATTCATCAAGGAAAATAATATTATATGATCCTCCTCTAACTGCAGATGCTGATGTTGATGCAGCTAATATTCTAGAACCATTTTCAAGTTCCATAGATCCTCTATTCCATGCCAAAATTCCTTGCTGCAACCATTTTGGCAAATTTTCATAGGCAGTTTGAAGTCTTTGCAAAAGATCTCTTGCAGTGGATGCCTTATTTGCCAGTATAGCAATATTAACATTATCATTAAAAATTGCATAATGTAGAAGATAAGAAACCACTGTAGTAGATTTGCCTGTTTGACGAGGCATTTTGCAAATATTAAACCTATTATTATGAAAGTTAGTTATTAATTTTTCTTGGAAGTTGTATGGTTTAAATTGCTGCAATCCATGATCAAGAGTGACAATTTTAATATAGTTCTTTGCAAAATATACTGGATCATTTTTACATTTTACAAATTCTATTATCTGTTCTTGGGTAAACTCAATTTGAGTATTTGCTTTTTTTAAAAGAGGGTTCCCAAGATAAATGTTATTATTGCTCATAAATTAATTAACAATTCCACGCTCTTAAACTTTTGTTGATTCTGCTATTTGGGTCATTGGCAGTTTTCTTTGAAGTTAATTTCTTTTTCATTCCACTCATTCTTGCACAGAATGATGCTCTACGAGGATTTCCAACTTTCTTTGAAGGTGCTTTGAGATCTGATCCTGGGTTCTCCCTCTCATAAGATTTTCTTCCCTTTTCATTTAATCCACCTTCTCTATTTTTTCCTTCCTTTCTTTGCCATGCAGCAACTTCAGTTATAAATTGGGAATATGTTTTTCCTTCGGAAACATCTTCATCACTAGACAAATATTCTGCAGCAGTATCAATAAAGTCTGCTGCCCTAGTAATCTTTGATTGGACCCAAGCTGGAAGTTGTTGATCTCCTTTCTTTACTAATTTTCTTAAAATATTAACTGATCTTTCAATCTGATCAAATTCAATTCTTGCCATATATCCTTCATCATCCCTCTTCTTTCCACTTGCAATCTCCTTATGATCTTCTAAAATGTAAGATTCATTTTGTGGATTTGCTGCCTTTCCACTAAATTTTCTTTTTTTATTTTTTTCTGTAGTTTTTGAAATTTCTCTTGCAATAAGGGCATGTTTAAGTTTCATCCTTTTGCTGAGTAGAGGAGGATTACCAAGAGCTTTTGTTATGCTAGTTCCAATTCCCTCATCAATAGAATTTTCTACAGATTCGTTAGCAGGATGAATCTTTGCAATTGTATATCTATCCCACATTTTAGGTCCCCAAGCACATTCGTTTTGCTTTTCATTTTTCCTACAAAGTAAACAATACTTTGTATCATTTTCATAATTAAGATTTTCTTCTTTAACTTTTTCAATTTTTTTTAATCTAGTATAATAATCAGGAAGTTCATCTACATGCTGGAGTGCAGTAATTCTGGCGCCAGATTTACTTGTGGTGTGCTCACCTTCAATTTTAGTTCCAGTTTTAACCTGATTCATAATAGTTTTCAGTGGAACTTTATGCTTTTTTGCAATTTCATCTGGAGATTTATATGATTTTACAGGTCCTTTGGGATCTCTCATATTAAATTCTATTAATCTATATTATTTAGAAGACCTTGTTTTATAAGTTTGGAAAGTTCTGCTGTTGATCCAACAAACAAAGAGTTGTTAACAGTTGTTGGTCCCTTAACTGTTTCATCAAGATCTTTCATTTTTTTCTGCAAATCTAATAATTTATCAGTCAAATCGCCAACTTGTTTCATGGCATTTACTGCTACTTCATATGCTCTTGGATGTCCAGATTCTTGAGCAACTTCTAATATTCCATCAATAGCCTCTTGACCTTTATTGATTAAGTTATAAAGTTGATTTCTACTATACTCATAATCTTTTTGAGGATCTTTTGCAATTTCTTCTTCAATGGGTGCTACCTCAGTAGAAATAATTTTAGTTTCTACATTAAGAGATTTTTCTATAGAGTTATAATTTTCTGACATTTTCATTCATCCACATCATCTCCTTGAGATGAACTATATTCTTTAAAATCTTGAAACTCTATAATTTCATCATTAAATCCAAAATCATCTCCAAATTCAATTAATGAATCATCTGTAGAATCTATTATACCATCTGAATTATAGTCTTCCAATGCCTTTGGTGTTACAGTATACCTCACTTCTCTTTTTGCATTTAAAATAGCATCTGTTGCATAATCTACTTGCACTTTTTTAATCAATCCTTGATTATTTTCAGGAACTTCATTAAAGAAGTATGTTTTTGCTGTAAAATTTAATGTATAAATTAAAATTCTTCTACTATTAAAATTATCTTCATAATCATCTCTAAATCCAATTCTATTAAGTGTTATTGGTATATCTCTTTTTTCGTTTATTTCTGGAATCAATGTAACTGATAAATTAAATGCTGGTTGAAAATATGGTAATATTTGTTCTACTATTTGATGAACATCATCTTGCAATTTCCCCAGAATATTTAATTCAAATCCAATATTATAAGGAACTGGCATGAATAGTTTGTTAATGGTCTTTCCATCTTCTACTCTAGATGCCTTAAAAGATTGTGTTACTGAAGACTTTCTCTGAGGATCATAATCAATGCTAGTCATCTCAAATGACATTCTAGGAAGTGTCAATGCTGTTTTTCTATCTCCAGAAGCATTCTGCTCTACTCTTGCCAAAAACTTTTGAATTGGTCCATATGCAAGAGGAACCTTTAATACAGAAATTGGAGTTGTATCAGAACTATCATAGTGTCTGATTTGAATGTTATTGAACAGAGTTCCAAAGGCTGTAACTGTTTTTCTTATTGTTCTGTGATAAAAATAATTTCCAAGCATTTTAAAATCTTTATTTACTATTTAATGGTTATGCTTCCCCAAAGGGATTTACTTCTGTAAAGTTTAATATTTCATCTGCCTCCTCTTCTATTTCATTATTTTCATCATAAGAATCAACTAACTCATAAGTGCTATATTTACTTATTCTATAAATTGCACTTGATGCAGTTCCTACAATAGTATCTCCAATCACAAAATCAGTTCCCATTCCAGAAACATTGAGTTGTTTTGTGGCAGAATCCCAACTCTTAACAATTCCAACTGCATTTGATTGAAGACCTCTAACTGATTCTCCAAATATAAAGTTCCCAGAAGAAACTGTAGATCCAGCTGAAATTGTAATATTTGGGGCAGTAGTATATCCAAGACCAGCATCTACTATTCTAATTGTAGATATTCCTCCACTAGCATTTAAAAATGCCTCAGCAATAGCTGTTGTTCCTCCAGAAACTGGAGAATCTATTGTTACAATTGGAGGTGAATAATAACCTTGACCAGAGTATGTCACTATTATTGGACCAATACTCCCAGAACTTGCTATAGAAACTTTGGCACTTGATCCATATCCATTACCTCCAAAAAAAGAAACTATTGGAGGTTTTTGAGGATTGTAATTTGTTCCAGGATTTTCTATGTATATTTTGCTTACACTTTGTGAACTTGTCAGTGACCTAGCACTAGTAGTCATTCCAACTAATGTACCCTTAATGCCACCTATAGGGGATGATACAGTCACAGATGGTGGTGAAGTGTATCTATACCCCCCACTCACAAGATCTACCTTCTGTATGCCTCCAGTGACAAGAGATGTATATGCAGTTGCTGTTATTCCAAGTCCAGAAACTGTTATTAGAGCACCATATCCAATATCCTTGAAATTATCATCCAAATCTACAATTCCAGTTTTCACTTCTTCATCTTCATATTCAAATAGCTCACACTTCAAGTCATAAACATAATTTTTTTGCAATTGATAAAATGGTTTTCTATTTTCAACATATTTTATTTCCATTATGGAATCAGAAAGAGGGACATAAATTAAATCTCCCTCATTAGGTCTCAGTACATTAGGAACATTTGGAATAAATTTCATCAATTCAGAAATATAAAGTTCAAATCTTTCCTTTGAAATAATTAAATTCATTTCATCAGAAATTCTAATTCCAAACTTAGATAAAGCTATACTGTTGGAATCGAATCCTTCATAATTGACCAAATAAGCTTCTATAGGAAATGCATGATTAAATTTGGAGTACAATACTTCTTTAATAATTTTTCCTTCACTTATGTACTGTCTTGGCATATAATATACTTCTATGCCATACATCTTTAATTGCTCGTTGATTAAGTCCTGAACTAAAAATTGTTCAGAACTTGTGCCATTAATGAAGAATGGGTTTAACATTTTATCCTATTAAATCAAAAGGAGCAGTTTCATATTCACTCATCATTCTAGACTTGATGTCTTCTAATTCTCTTATAGCATCATCATATATTTGTCTTCCATTCAATTCAACACCTCCAGGTAATTTAACCCCAGTAAATTTAATTAAATTTTGTCCCCACTGCCTTTTAATCAATGAGGTTAAATACATTTTTAAAAATGAATCATTATATACTTTTGTATAATCATTGGGGTCTAAAAGTCTATAACATTCAATGAGCAAGTATTGATCTGGTAAAAGAGTATCCCAACTTATATCTAAGTATAATCTTCCCTGCCTCTTATTAAATCTAATTTGTCTCTGAGGATTTACTATCCAATCAATATCTTCTAAGTATCTTTTTGTCACATAATAATTTAACATTTCAGTAGAACTAAACCAATAAATATCATTCAAAAATAATTGATAATTAACATTGAATAGATTTGATGTTATTGTTCTGTTATCTAGTTTAAAAACTCTTTCTATTCCAATCACATGATCTGGAACTGGAATATAATTGCTATTTTCTTCCCAATTAGCAGTTCTCCCTCCACTAGATCCTGTTGTAGTTACTATACCTACAGAAGAATCATTACCTCTTGCTCTCCCTCTATCAATATCATCTTGTGTAATTTTGTACTTCAAGAACATTTTTTCAACACCATCAAAATGTCTTTCATTGAAGTACTGTAGAGCATCATCAACTAAATCATCAAGTTGCTCTTCTGCAACATTAATTTCTAATACTGGGGCACCAAGCTTTCTTAAGCAGTAATCTATTAACTCTTGTCTTGATGCAGGTTTTGCCATTATTTTGTTTATTTTTTAATTATTTAGATACTATTGAAGTTTTTTTCAATGCTAATCAAGGTTTCTTGCTGTTTCATGTATAATTTTACATAACATTTACACATATTTTTGAGAAACTCCAAGTCATTGCAAGAATCAATTTGTCTACAAATTTTTTCAAATTCAAATAGTTTAGTTATGGTTTCAAGTTCTATATTTTCATGATTCATTTAAAAATTTCCTCAATAATGTCTTAATTTCGCTCATGTCTGTTTTTAAACTAGTCACATCTTCTATCAAAGATTGTAACTTTTCTTTCTCTTCAATTCTTTTATTTTTTTTATGAGTGTATAAGTTTGATGATTGGGAGTCTACATTTAATATTGCATTTGTTGTTATATCTCTGACCAAATTTGGATGACCTTCAACCTTAACATATCTACGATTTATCATTTTAATGCAATAGATCTGAGATTTTTAATTAAAGGTGCAGATGCATCATTTGTACTTGAGCATACAATTTTTATAGCAAATCCAGTAAAGTTTGGTAAGTTATTTCTAGTATATGTGTACTCTAAATATTGATTTTCAATACTTAAAGGCAATAGAGAATCTGAGGATCCATTATTATTTTGAATGGATTTAATGTTTCCATTTACATCAAGATTATTGTAACCTGGGAATAGCTCCCAAACTTGGTCTTCATCTGGAACATCATTTCTATAAATTTTATAAAGAACTCTAATATCAGTGCTTGATGGTCTGTATGCATCAAATATCACTTTTATAGAATTTGCAGTTTCTAGCAAATCTATTCTATTTGAAATATAAATGAATGCATGAGGATCATCTGTATTAGAATTGACTCTTCTATCTGTAGTATATCCAATTCCAACAATAGGAGAATTTATTCTATAAGACTTTGTAGTTATGAATGAATTGTTAATGTCTATTACTGGAGAAACATTAGAATCACTTGTATTTAAATTAATATCTAAAGATAGTGATTTTTTGCCAGGAAATTGAGTTTCATTTATGAATTCAGATTCATTGCTCTTGGATGCAACCATCCTAATAGTTGAAAAAATGTTAGAGTTTCCTATTCCAATAGTTTTATATCCTTGATCCACATAGGAGGATTCATTTCCATCAGAACTAGTAGCAGATATAGTTCTAATTGAAAAATCAGAAGAAGTTTTATTATATGAAGTAACAAAACTTGATGATATGCCAACTTCCCTAAACAAAATATTCTTTGATGCATATACGTTTGACCCCCCTCCTACTTTTGTGGTCAAAAATAGTTTAGGGTAAATGTTTACATAATAAGAATCAACCTCAGTTGGTTCTATACTTGATATAGTGTGCTCTTTGTTTATATCCAACAATGATACATTATTAAATTCATACTTATAGACTAGTGAATTTTGTGGATGAGAAATTGCAACTGTTGAATTCTGTGCTCTTGATATTCCAGTTAATGTATTTCCAGAAACACCAGTATATTTAATTATTTCTTGATTCATTATAATATATCCTGGGTTAAATACAGGATCTACTGGAGAATTTTCAAACTGTATAAAGTTTGAGGTGTCATTTAATGTAATGGCACCATTAAATGTTATTCCATATCCAACTGTAAGAATATTTGGCAATGAATCTGGCATAACACCAGAAATAACTACCTTACTTCCAGGAGAATGCATACCATGATTAGGATGAATGATCCTCATATATCTTCCATCATTTGGTGCATCTGTTCCAACCCCAACAGAAATTGGATTTTGTGGAAGCTTATTTTCTGTAGAATTGATTGAAGATTTTGAGTTGTAAAATCTAGCAGTTCCTCCAGATGTTGAAAACTTACATTTTTTGAGTGTAAATTTCAGGTCATCTGTTTGAACTGGTGTCCATGTAGTTCCATTTTGGGATATAAAGAATGATCCCAATGATGGTTGAGTATTAATAATTACTTTTTCGACTTCAGACTTATTTGCTGTTGCTATCTCAACTTCTCCTAATCTAGAAATCCAAACATTGTAATTAAAGGAGTCTGATATTAAAACAATTGCATATTCTTTCCCTCCTTCAAGTCTTGTTAAGGTGTCAAAATTGAAGCTAGTAGGAGTTTCTGCTTTAGAACTAATACTTACTTCAGATGGATTTAATATTTTTTCTAGACTTCCAACAACTTTATCAGGTCCTCCAGGAATGCCATTAAAAACTTCTCTAATTTGTAGTGTAACTGGAATATTACTATCCTTAGATGCAAAATAAACATCTACAGATGATGGGAAAATTCCATTTAAATCAGTTACTTCAAATGTTTGTGCTACAGGATCATAGTAATTAATTCTAGTTGTAGTTACAATATCTCCAGAAGATGTAAATGTTGCTTCTGCAGAACTTACTATTTCTCCTGGTACATTTAATGTTGAATATTGAGTAACCTGAGTTGGAGTTGTTCCAGTTCTATATTTTACAGAATTCTCTTCTGGATTTGGAATGAATATGCTGCCAATTAAGGTTCCATTATCATCAGAGACTAACTTATTGTCTGAAACAATTGCACTTGCCTTACTTGTTTGTCCAAGTAGATAACATCCAGTCAAAACATTACCAAAAAAGTCAGATACATTTGAAATCTGTAATGAAGATGTGTCTACATTTATGAAGGTAGATTGTGGACCATAAGAATTTGGAAATCCTAAAGAAGTATTATATGGATTAGAATTATATGTTGAAGTTGGATTATTATGTGGTCCAGATTTATGATTTGGGGTGCAAATTCTAAATTGTCCTAAAAATACATCTCTAGAAGAAGTGTATACTTTTACAGTCTCACCAATGACAAAAGATCCAGATACATTTGATACCTCTAATAGTTTTGGAAATGCATATGTTGAACCTTGATCTCTAGAGGATAGATCTCTAGAATCAAATAGAAGTTTAAATCTTGTGTTTGGTTTTAATCTAGTTGCAATAAATTCAATATTTCTAGAT